GCCCCCGGTTCACCACGTGACCGTCCTGCGTGGCGTCTTTCGCCGAGAACTGCTGATTCACGTTACCGGCCAGCAGCGCCCGTGCGGCCAGTTGATTTGTCATCGTGGCGGCAAAATTCGGATCGTTGCCAAGCGCAGCCGCCAGCTCGTTCAGCGTGTCCAGCGCCTCCGGGGAAGAGGCAACCAGCTGGGCAATGGCCGCCTGCACAAACGCCGTGTTTGCCAGTAGCGTTGAGTTGTTCCCCGCCGCCGCTGTTGGCGCTTTCGGGCTGCCGGTGAACGTCGGACTGGCCTTGGGTGCGTACTGCGTATGCGGGTCTGCTGCCTTGATATGTGCATCCAGCAGGCCGTCGGCGTACTGGCGCACTTCCAGCGCCTTATCCTCGGCATACTTTCGCGTCGCCAGCACCACGGATGGATCGATTTTCAGCGTTACCGCGCTGGTACTGTTCACGATGATAATCATGCGCACCGTCTGCGTGCGCCCGCTGCCCTCGGCAAGCTGCGGCTTGTAGGTTTCGGCGCAGTTAGCCACCGCAATCATCACGCCGTCGGCGTCAAACAGGCCAATCTCGCGGATCCAGAAACCGCCCTCGCCCTCCGGGATAATCTGCTCCGCGATAATCTGGCTGCCGTTGGCGGCGTCAATCGTCAATGAGTTGAGCGACGCGCGGCGATTCTCGCCGATAAGTTTCGTCTGTGCCGGGTCAGGCGTGGGCAGCGTGCCGCCGCCATCGCCTACCGCCATCTGCGTGATGTTCACTTTGGTGCCGAGCGCGGCAGCGTTGGCAAGCTTAGCCGCGCCCTGGTTGGTCAGCAGGGCAAAATATTTTGTCGTCATGCGCTCACTTCCGTCAGGTCGATAAGATGCACCGCCGCGCCGGAATACACCGGCCCGCCGACGCTGATTAGTTCTGGGGTATAGGGATAAACGGTCAGCTCGTCGCCGCTGTAGCTGGCAACGGCCACCGGCAGGGTGCCGTTCGCGTCCAGGGTGATCGACAGCCCGATGAGATGGCGGCTGCACGGCTTGGCGTCGGCAATCACGCGTTCCAGCTCGTGATACATTTCCTCAGTGATGCCGGTGTCCAGTACGCCCACGTCCAGCCTGAACGTGCCCGGGTCGTCATTGGTTTTCCACCACTCAATCACGCGGATGAGATAGCCCAGCGGCTCGACCACTCGCCGGATCGCGCTGATGGTGCCCTTGTGCTGATGGATATAAAACGCGTCCTTCACCACCTTGCGCTTCACGCTTTCCGCCCAGCTTTCGTCCCAGCGGTCCACCGAAAACGCCCAGGCAAGATAGGGCAGAAAATTCACCGGGCAGGTGTCCGGGTTCCACAGGTCGCGCAGCGGCACGTTCAGGCCGGAAATGCCGCTGCACGCCTGCGCCAGTCGTCGCTCCAGCGCGGATGAGCCTGGCGGTAGCAGGCTGTTACTCATGCCAGCACCTCGTCATCCGCCACGCTGATTTCCGTCCCGGTGCAGTTGCCCGCCTGCGTGCGGTCCATGATGATGTCGGCTGCCGGTTCGGTGATTTCCACCCAGTCCACACCGGCCACGCGCAGCACCGCACCGTAAGACTCGCGGCGCACGCTGCGGCCCAGCCTTTTCTGTTCGGCGAGATAGGCGGCAAGCCGCTCGTTTGCGGCCTCCAGACAGGGTGCAGCGGCCACGCCATCAAACAGGTGCAGCTTCGCCTGCACGCGGTAGTCGTTGATGGTTGCAGCCTGCACGGTCACGCGGTCCGCCACCGGGCGCACGCTTTCGTCATTCAGCGCTTTGTCCACTGTATTCAGTAAATCAGCGGCTGCCGTGCCGTTACCCTCGCGGCTCAGCACGGTGACAAGCACTGTCGCCGGTGACGGGCTGATGGCGGACACGTCCTGCACCCGTCCATCTGCGCTGCGGGCGTGAAACTCGTAGGCCGCCGTCGGACCGGCCACCGATAACCCCTCAAACGCTTCCGGCACGCGTACGCGCAGCGCGTCGTCGGATTCCATCACCGCCTCAACCGGCGGCACGGCGTCCGGGTTGGCCGGTGTGATGGTCAGGCGCTGCACGTTACTACGCGCGGCCAGCTGGTCGAGGTCGCTGCCGAGTGCGTAAGCCACCATCACCGCCTGCGCCGCCTCGTTGATGCGCTGGCGCAACAGGATTTCGCGGTAAACGCTTTCCTGCAGGCATTTCACTATCGGATCGGATTCCAGCGCCAGCACGCGGCGCATGGCGGCCTGCTCGTCAGCCGGATAGAGCGCAATCAGCGCTTCTTTACGCTCAGCCAGCAACGTTTCAAAGTCCGGCACCTCGATCACTTCCGGTGCGGGCAGCTGCGAAAGGTCAATTACTGCCACTGTTCACCCCCGTAGGCACTGACATTGCGAGCGGTGATCCGTCGGCGCGCTGGCCGGTCAGCTCAACCACCATGGAGCCATCAAAGGCGCTGGTAATATTCAAAGAGCTGAGGCGGATACGCGGCTCCCAGCGGCTCAGCGCCGTGTACGCCGCCGCCATCACCTGAAGGCGCACCACGTCGTTCTGCGGCTGGTCAATCAGCACCGACAACAGCGAACCGTATTCCCGTCGCCCGATGCGGCTGCCTTCCGGCGTGATCAGAATGTCGCGCACGCTCTGGCGAATGTGCTCGGTGTCGGTGATGTCTTCGCCGGTATCGCGGTTCATGCCGAGATACATCATTGCGGGCCTCCCGATATATCGCCGCCGGACTTCACGCCGCCGTGTTTATGCTTATCAACCACCACACCGTTTGAATCCATCTGGCCACCGCCCTGCGTCACGTCGCCGTTCATCACTGTCTGGCTGTTAATCAGCGTCCGGCTGGCGTCAACGCCCAGCTGGTCGGTGATCAGCTGAATGCCGTCGGCGGCCTCAATGCGCACGCTTTTGATGTTCTTAATCAGCAGCTGGCCGGTGTCCGGCTCGTACTGGAACCAGCCGCCGTCTTTGAACACGTTGGTGCTGCCGTTTTCTGAATAATCGGGCGGCGGGAAGGCGTCGGAATAAATGGCCGGCAGCGCAAACGCGGTTTCGAGATTGCCGCCGAGGCTCAGCAGCACAACCTGCTCGCCGATGGATGGCTGCCACCACGTACGGGTATTACCGGCGCGGCAGGTGAGCCAGTTAATCCAGTTGGTTTCAAGGTCGCCCGTCTTCACCCGGCATAGCCAGTTAACCGGATCCACCTCGGACACTGTGCCGGTGCGGATCAGGTTGGTGATGAGGCGCATAATTTCGGTGAGTTGTGTGTTCATACTTAAACTTCGCTTAAAATATGCTTTAATGCACCTTATTGGCATTGTGCTAAACACTACACATAGACTTTATGAGAAATTAATATGGAAAAGTTTATCCAACGAATAATTAGTCAAGTTCCCTTCTCCACAGTTAAAGTCGATATCGTATTAAATGGACGATCGTTGGTTATTACGGGCGGGAATGGCTCAGGAAAAACAAGACTTTTGGATCGAATTCACGATATGCTTTCTCGATATATGGACAACTCATTGTATTTTGATGAATCATTCCATCATAAAAAACTAGCTGAATTTAGAGAGCAATTAAAGTTCCACTCTAAAGGTGGCGACACCCATCGATATCTACTCAGTGAAATATCCGATTATAAAAACAATTTAAGCATTTTAGAAAAGACAAAAATTGAACTGCTAGATAGGCCTCGTAAGCTTCACTTATCTAAAAACACTAAATCACTATTAAGAATGTATCCGGCTGATAGAAAAGCAAAAATACAGGAACCTAATTCCGTATTACCCTTGAATCGGCTGATACAAGAAGAGTTTGACCGCTCATATAGCAGTAATGCGGGAGAACAGTTTGAAAATTACCTAGTAAGTTATAGGACGTTGCAAAGTCACTTAATTGCATTAGTTAAAGATATTTCCAAAGCAAATTTAATTGAGCTATGGTTTAAAAAAATCGAATCAGATTTCAAAGAATTATTTGAAGATGAAGGCCTGACATTTAAATTTGACATAGAAGATCAGAGATTTTATTTTCATCAGATAGGCCAAGAACCTTATACGCTCCAAACATTGTCAGCTGGATACTCAGCGATTATGAGTATATACGCTGATTTAATAATGAAAGTTCAACTTCAAGAAATCGCTCCGCAAAATTTGAGAGGGATTGTACTTATCGATGAGATCGATGCTCATCTACATGTATCTTTGCAGAAAAAAATATTTCGTTTTTTAACGAAAAGCTTCCCTGAGATTCAATTTATAATCACAACTCACTCTCCCTTTGTCATTATGTCGGTCAATGATATTGTAATGTATGATATAGCTAAGCAAGATTATATTGAGGACGTGTCTCTTTATTCTTACGAAGCAGTAGTTGAGGGGATTTTCGATGTACTTCCGATCTCTAAGATATTAGAAGAGAAAATAAAAATCCTTGCGGAGCTAACTAATGACCCAGACTCCTCCACACAAGATATCATTTCACTTTTAAGTCAAATTAAACCAATGGAAGATAAGCTTGACGGAGAATCTGGTTTCTTCCTGGCAAGAGCAGAGTTTGAACTAACTAAAAGAGGGCGGACTGATGTTTAAAGTTATAAGGTCATATCCAGCGCCGACCTCTTTAGATAAAAAATCCGATTACAAAGGTGAGGATGTAATAAAAGCTCTCCAGGAATGCTTTTACTCAAAATGTTATCTTTGTGAGACAAAAAACCCTCATGACATTAATGTTGAGCACTTCATCCCTTACAGCGAGGATAATTCACTAAAATTCAAATGGGAGAATTTATACTTTGCTTGCAGTCGATGCAATAATATCAAGTTAGCCAGAAAAGATGAACTTATAGATTGCTGTAATGCAGATACAGACTTAAGCAAACTAATAAAAATCTTGCCTCCTATTTCCCCCTATGCAGAAAGCATGATAGTTGAGCCATTAAATTCCGATAAAAAAACAATCAACACAGCAAAACTTTTGAATGAAATATACAATAGCGACAATACACCTAATAAGGAGGTTACTGGGGCATTCTTAAGAAACAAAATGTTTGCCGTGATAAAAAAAGTCATTAACCATATGACGAAGTATCTCGAGGAAGATATTTTAGAAGAAGAAAAAGAAGTGATTTTAAAAAGAATAAAAAAACTTACCGAAAATGAAGCCTCTTACTCCGCCGCTACCAAAAGCTTCGTTCTGAATGACTCGATTTTCAGAAAGCTTATCTTTGAACAAGATACCCCTAAGACCAACCAATAGAGTATAAACTATTAATTCTGACAAAGACCCTTCTAAAGGTCTTTGTCATCACTTAACCATCTGTATATAATACTGTTTATTATCTTCTTAACTTCAGCATTAACACCAATTAATTTCCGTTCTGTATTTTTAATCTCTCCCCCACGCTTATCGATACTCTCACGTAGCCCATAGTGATGTACGCGTGCAATACGTTGAGCAATATCTGCGAATTTAACCTCGGCTGAATTTGCATTTGCCTGCGCTTTGAGATACTTAGCCGTTTTAAGCTTCGCAAACATCTTGCGGCGAATGCGGCCCGGCTTAGTCCGGGCGGTTACGCGTCGCGGCTCCCATGCGGTGCCGTCCGGGCTGCGCTGCAGAGTAATATTGCCCTGCTGAATGCGTCGCACGTCGCGTGCCACCTCGCGCAGCATCTTGGTTCTGGCCGCCGGTTCCAGCTGCGCCAGTAACGCATTCAGCCAGGCGTCGATTTCATGCAGTTCAGCCACGGCGCACCGTCCAGCCTTCCTCTGCATCGTCCGGCGCTTCCGGCTCCGGCACGGCCTCAACCGACATTACACCGTCCACTTCCTTCGCGATCACACGCTCCGTCAACTTTAGGTTCATGCTGATGTCGCAGCGGTCATTGCCGAGAATATCCACCTCAAAGGTGAAAAGCCGCTCCCGCTCGCTGGCGTTCTGCAGCGCGTCCGGCTGATTGACGCCGAGCCAGAATAAAACGGGCGCCATCAGCAGATTCTGGTCGCCGGTGAAGTCCGTCACCACCACGTTCAGGGTGTAGCGGTACTCCCACGAAATCGACGCGGCGGACGTGGCAACCACCGCGCCGTTATCAACGAACAGGTGCAGGCGGTCCGGGTTGTCGGCCACGTAGGGCACGGCTTTATTCAGGGCGTTTCGCAAGGACTGCGGCTTGTTCATCGTCTTTATCCTGACAGCTGATGATGGTGTCTACCTTATCGGCACAGGCCGCCCAGGCGGCCTCGGTGTCGTCCAGCTGCGCCAGTAAATCGCCGTTACGGCGCGGTGCGGTTTCGTCCAGGCGGCACGGGGTGATTCGCGGACAGCCACTCACGGTAAGACTGACCTCCGGTGAGGGCCGGACGCTGGCGCAGCCGGATAACAGGATCAGGTAAAGGGGCATCAGCCCAGCGGCGAAGCTCGTCATTTTCACGTTTCAGTTCCTCAATGGTGCGCTGCCGGTCACGCAGCAGCGTGCCGTTCTGCTCGGCGGCGGCATAAAGCTGCGTCTGCGCCCGGCTGCTGGTCTGCGTCAGGATGTTGAGGGCAAGCAGCTGGCCGTTTTTCTGCGACAGCTTTTTGCCCTGCGCGGCTAAATCCTTCACCTGCGCCTCGATTTTGTTGTGGGCGGTGCTGAGCCTCCACGACTGCACGCCAAGCGCGGCAATCAGAACCAGCACCACCGCCGCTAGCGTGCGCATCATGCTTTCACTCCTTTAAAGCACCACGCCAGCTCGCGCTGACGCCGGTTATCCAGCCCCTGATTGAATACGCCCTTTACGTACACCCAGCGCGGCAGCTGATAGCAGGCATCGCGCCAGCGTTCCTGTTTGATGAGCGCCACCATGGTTGAGCCGCAGGCGTTGCCGGTGCCGACGTTAAACGCCAGCGACACCAGCGCGTCGTAGACCGGCTGCGGCATCGAAACCGCAGCACAGCGCGCCAGTGCCGCCTCAACGTGCAACACGTTGGTGATGAAGTTGCCCGCCGCCTGCCGCTCGGTGATGGTCCGGCCCGGTACTACGCCGACGGTGTTACCTATGCCGTCTGTCCACTTGCCCGCGTCGCACAGGTATGGCTTCAGGCGGCAGCCCTCATAATCGGCGATTAGCTTCAGCCCTTCGACGGAGGTGTGCAGCTGCGGAAAACCCGGCAGCGTCGCCGCAATGGCCAGCACCGCGCCAACGGTACAGCGCTTAACGGTTTGCAGATTCATATTCCTCCCGCGTGATACGCCCGGCGGCCAGCAGCTGATAGGTTTTGCGCTTGTAGTACCAGCTGATAATTGCCATCAGCAGGCCGATTAAAACCCCGGCCACGGTTGAAACGTCTTTCAGCGACATGTCGCCCAGCCATGCCATACCGACAGCAATAAACCAGACGATCCCGGCGCGGATTCTTTCCCACATGATTCAGTCCCAAAGCTGGACGGCCTGCACGGTGGCCGCCGTCGTCACGTCCGGCAGTTCCACCTCCAGCCCGTGCGGTAAAAAGGGGCCGTGCTCCGCCAGCCCCGGATTTGCCTGCAATACCTGCTCCGTCATGCCCTGCGTGCGCCCGTAGTGACGCCAGCAGATTTCGTCTACCGTGTCGCCCTGCTGCGCGCGCACCTTCATCAGATAAGCTCGACGGTGCAGTGCGGCGCGTTCTGCACGCGGCTGACGGCCCAGCGCGCGTCGCGCCACAGGTCGCCGGTGGCGTCTGCCAGTTCCTCCCCGCGCTTGGTCGCGGCGGCGGTGGCGTCATAGTCCTGATAGCGCTCGTTCAGCACCGCGCGCGCCCAGCACCACACCGCATTTTCATAGTGATGCAGGCGCACACTGCGCCCGTTAAGCTGCTCTGCCGGTACGTCGGCCAGACCGTTAAAGCCGCGCAGCTCCTGACGTTCGCGCCACGGGTACAACTCGGCGTTGACCTCCGCCATCGCGGTGAGCACCACCTGCTTCAGCCGCTGCGGCGTAACCGTGCCGTCAACGCGCATCACGCTGCGAAACGTTGCCAGATCGATGTCCGGCCAGAATGAGTTGTTAGGGATAATTTCCGGCGTTCCCGTCGCCTTTTCCGGCGCTACAAACTGCATGCCTTATTTCTCCTGAATAGGTGGGCGGTGGACGGGGTTTTGATGCGGCGCTGCCTGTCGCCACCCCGTGCCGCCCC